AGGCGCTACGCGGCGTGGCGAGTAGACGCAAACGATAAAAACACCGCCGATCTGTATCGCGCTCTGGAGATTCTTGCGGGTGTCATTGTTGCCAGGCGATGCAAGCAGGTGGACGAGGTTCTAGTATGCGAGCTGGCCGCGAACACATTGAAAGACGTGGTGAGCTTCAAAGGGCGCTCTAGGTTCTCTACGTGGGCACACCGCGCGATCTGGCGGGATTGCAACGACGCGTTTCGTAAACGCGACAGGAATCACGAAAACGATTTTGTTGCGTTTGAGGACCTATCCCCCAAAGAAACGCAGACTGCAATTGGAACTCTTGATTCTATGGAGAATAAAATTCTTCTGAATCAACTAACCACATGTTTGAGTGCGCTTGACGGCGCAGTGCTTTGGGGAAAGTTGGAAGGCTATGAGGATAAGGAGATTGCCGAACAGCTTGGCTTGACGGCAAAAGCTGTTGAGCGTCGATGGGCCAAAATCCCCGATAAACTGGGGGGTTTTGTAGCGTTTTCAGCGCCTAATCTATTTCAGGGGTAAACAATCTTTTAGGCCGGGCAGCAATCCTACTTAGGTGCGACGGGAATAAGCCCGCCCAATTTGCGAATATCCGGCCTTTAACTTCCAATATGACAACAACTAAAACCGATGTTCATTCTCAGTGTGTTTTGTGCGGAGCGTTCTACTTCGATAAACAAGTTGCACCGTGCGCCAGGTGCGGCGGTCCCTCGTCGTTCTACACCAAGCGGGACTTAGAGCTTTTGACCGGGCGTTTTCCCTCAATGACTAAGCGTGTAATGCACTTGATGCATGTGGGGAGCGGCAAAGATAAGAAATATTTTTTGGACGATTGTCTTGAAGGGGACATGGCAGCCTGATGGAAATTGACAATAGCATGGCAATTGCTTTTCGCAAATGCGCCTACATGTACCAAGAGAAGTATGAGCGCAAGCTGGAGCGCATTTGGGCCAAGCCTGGGGAAATAAGCTCCCTCGCTTTTGGCACTCGAATGCACGAGCTCCTCGAAGAACGCTATAAAGATTTAATGGGTCAACCCATCCCGCCCTACCCAGAAAGTGAGATTCCCGCCCTTGAACTTGAAGCTCAAGCGATGTTTGCTGGCTATTGTAATCATTATCCCGTGGAGTCTTTTCGGATTGTTGATGTGGAGAGAACTTTCAAAGTTCCACTAAATGACCGGCACAACGCCCTCGGCAAGTTCGACGTGGTGTTCGAGGACCCGGAATCTGATGCCTTAATCGTCATGGATCACAAGACGGAGAAACGCAATGGCCGCCGCAACCTGCCGCAGTCTTGGGCAGCGCGCTCACAGGCGAGCATCTACTTCTATGCGGCTGAGAAGTTCTACGGTCGTCCCATCCGGCACCTAGAGTTGAACGTGCTTACTCGCCAGAGTCCCAAGGGGCAGGAAGCTCCGACGTTTCCGCCGCGTCAGACGATTCAGCGGAGTGAAGCGCAGATTGAACAGGCCGTGCGGGACATGATTGTAGTAGCCGATACGATTGAGGAATACCGCCAGAAGTTTGGTGATGAGCCGTGGCCTAGCTCGACTGAGGAATGTTGTCAGGGATATTTTGAGTGCGACTTTTATCCGCTTCACGTAATTGGCCGCAGCGAAGAACTGTTGAAGTTGTACCAGCCAACAACTCCGTACCTCGATATGGCTGGATTCTAGGGAGGATGAGTTATGGCAATGTCTGAAACGATTTTTGATGAGATTATAAAGGAATGTGCTCGTGCAGGAAAGATGTGGGGAAGCGATTTCGACGACAACAATACGTTGAACGACTGGATAACCTACGTTGTTATGTACTTAGGAAAGGCAGCGTATCACGGTGCCACTCCCAATGAGGTGCATAAAAACCTTATAAAGGCGGCAGGACTTCTTATCTCTGCTATTGGGACCGAGCTGGACAATGAAGGATTCGCACCACGTCATTACGATGGCCAGTCACGTCCAAAATCTATGCCAGAGATTACCCGATGAGTTTACAAGTGAAAAATAGCAGAGCACTGCTCGGCGAGGAACTCCGCTTAAAGATGCTCTTGGTGGGGCTGCCGGGAACTGGCAAGACCACATTCCTTTCAACCGCTCCGAACATTGGCATCGGCGCGTGCGAGACAGGTTCCGGTCGTGGACTTGCGAGCATCGCGGAGAAGGGAATCGATTACGTAGAGCTAGATAATTACGGTGAGTTCGACCAGTTCTGCTCGGGCAACATCTTCAAGGATAAGTCTGCGGTGGGACTCGACTCGCTCTCCACAATGACCAAGACGTTCATCAAGGACTACGCACTATCGCTTCCGCGTAGCAAAGGCCAGAGTCAGAAGCGCGCAATGGGAGTTCCAGAGCTTGACGACTACGGCACGATGGGGGAAGTCACGCGACGCCTGTTGGCGAAGCTGATCGACCAGCCCAAGCACGTGCTCGCTACGGCCACGCTGCTCATTAAGTCACCTGACGCTGAGACGGGACTGGGTGAGTTGATGATTGGCCCCGACCTTCCCGGACAGATGTTTCTCGGCGCAACTGCGATGTTCGATATCGTACTGGTGTGTCGGACGCGAGTGCTGTTGCGCGATCCAAAGGATGCCAAGAGCCGCTTCACGCAGCACTATTGGATTACGCAAGGCGGCAACGGAGTCATTGCGAAGTGCCGATATGCGGGCCTTAAGGCAGAAGAGATTTACAACCCCGCAACTGGTGAGGGGACTTTCCCCGACCTGCTTGCCAAGATCAAGAAGGCTGCAACGCCTGTGGCGGAGGCTGCATAATGCCGATACGAGAGCTTATCTGTCCTAAGCATGGGAAGTTCGAGCGGTATCTTCCCTCAAGTCCCGCCGCCGAAAGCGATTTAGATCGTTACTGCGTGAAGTGTGGCGCGACCTGTAAGCTCGTTGAGTTCAGTGTCCCTGCCAAGCGCGATCCCCGATACGGAATACAGAGCTAATGGACGAGGACTATACGACTTTCGTGTTGGGGAAAGATGCGTTCTCGGTTGCAGACGATTTGAAAGCCATTAAGATTACATCCAGCGCCGACTTGGACACCCTCACGTACACGATTAAAGCCAAGTGCGGATTGGATACACCCCTCAGTCGCGTGTTGGACTTAATACTGACGGGTATGGCTTTTACCGTCACACTTACGGATGGCAAGAAATACAGCCTTAAGTTAGTCCCTTTCGATTAGTCCTAGTGTCTCACCACAAGTTTGGGCAAACCAATGAATCATAGGAGGAAGTACAGATGGCGTGGTCCAATATCAAGTTGAGTGACGTTCAGGTTGAGGAACGTGCTGAACTCACCGAAGGGAAGTACCGTTTTCAGTTGATGCCGGGTATCACGTACCGTCCGAACAAGTTTACCAACGAGCAGGAAATCAACGTAAGTGCCGCCGTTACGGAGCACCCGACGTTGAATGGTAAGAGGGCGTTCTTCACGTATCCTGACCCGGAAGGCAAGTCGAAGGAAGGTAAGCCAAAGACCTGGAGTGCGCAAGCACTCAAGCGTCTGGAGATTGCGTTGGGAGTTGACACCATGCCCGGCGAAGATCCGGTGGATTACCTCAACCGTGCGGCCTCGCAGAACGCAGTCTTTACTGGCCGCATGAAGAACCGTAACTTTATCAATGGCAACGGCGAAGCAACCACGAAGCTGGAGTTCTCCATCTTCGACGTAGAGCCGGCTGCCTAAACCCTTTGGGGTTCCAAAATCGAACGGCCCACACTTCCCCGTTTCATGGGCCGTGGCGTAACGGGGAACCCCAAAAAAACTTTTGTGGCGCGGCGTGGAAGGACACGCTAATGAGGAGATAGCAAGCAGCTACGTTCGGCGATGCAAGTAGTTTTCTTCACGCAGTGTAAGAGGGGCCGCATAAGAGTCCCCCGAATTGCTTGCAGCGGGTATCAAGGCCCGCCGCCACAAACCCCCATTCATATTCGTGAGCGGGTTTCACCCACAACCACGGTGCTGTAAGAGAAAAGTGGATATACATACCGCCTATAAGAGCGTGGAATAGGCTCACGAACGTCGTTGCGCAACAGTCCAACGAGTCTCTGTGCGGGCTTGTCCCCGGAGACTCGTTGGCACCCCCTACAAACAGGAGACGAAGTGGCCGATAAGGTTATAAATGGAACTCCTAAAAGTGCTCCGACTCTTTGTACCTCTTGTCAGAGCGGTGTCTGCGTTCGTGGGATCAACTTTGAGGAGATTGTTTATTGCAACGAACTTCGTCGAGACATTACGTTTGTTGTCGAACGGTGTTCCGCTTTTGAACACAAAAGCGAAACTTCTTTGTACGACATGAAGAAGATTGCTTGGGATGTTACAAGCCGCAAGCGCGATAGGACGGGCTTCCAACCTACTGAAGAGAACCCCGATACGATGGAAATTTGTGTTACCCCTCCAAAGAAGCGCGAGGGTTATTCTACCCCGGATGAGGACTAATTGCCTACTGCCACACAAGAAAAATGCGACCAAAATGGGTGCGGCCCTGATTGCCCGCTCGTCAAGTTCTTTCCGCAGGCGAATTACGTTCCGCCAAAGCCCGGCTCTGGGTTGCGATTAGTAATCGCGGAAGCTCCCGGACAGGATGAGGACTTGCAGCGCATCCCGTTGGTTGGCCCGTCGGGGCGCTGGTTTGATTCTTTGTGCCGCACGGCGGGCATTAAGCGCGACGAACTAACGTTGTTCAACGTGCTTCCATGTCGTCCGCCCGACAACGTATTTCCTACCGATAACGCGGCGAGGAGCTACATATCTAAGGAGGATGCTGATGCTGTATTACGCCATTGTATTTCTTGCCATCTTCGACCTTTGTTGGATAGCAAGCCTTGGTCTCGTGTTGATCTACTCGGCGATAAGGCTCTTGTGGCGTGCACTGGCCTCTCCGGTGGCATCCTCCAATGGCGCGGATCACCCGTCTCGCTGGTAGGAGAAACAAAGCCGCGCGCAATCCCCACGCTTCATCCCGCGTACATAGCGCGCGATCAGTCGATGATTCCGGTCGTGATTAACGACCTCAAGAAGAGTTGCATTGTCCCGCCGGAGTTCTACAACATCGAGCCGACGCTTGAGGATGTTCGCAACTTCACGGCGACAGAATTTGCCAGCGACATTGAGTGTGACATTGCTACGCGCCGCATTACGATGGTTGGCCTTTGCGCCAAACCATTCTACGTCATGGTCGTCCCCTTCAGGGGACCGTATATCCACGAACTCAAGCGCATCTTCGCCGCCGCAAAGCGCGTCTATGGCCACAATCTTGTGCAGTTCGACGTGCCGCTGCTCGCGGAGAATGGCGTTAAGCTGTCTGATACTTGCGAGCAGTTTGACACCATGCTCGCCCAGCATTTGCTCCAGCCGGACCTAGCCCACGACTTACAGTTTGTTGCGTCTATCTTTTGTAACAAGCCCGCCACTTGGAAATCCGGCGACAAGAGCGCGCCGCTTTATTGGGAATGGCGCAACGCACGCGACACCGACGTAACGCTTCAGTGCGGCAAGGTGCTTCTCCCACAGCTCAAGATGGAGCGGCTTTACGACTTGTACTCGTTAGTGCAGGTTCCGCTTGCACGAGTTTGCCACGAGATGTCCGTTACGGGATTCAAGACTGACCCCGGACGTATCGCCCACGTGCGCGAGAAGTTGCTTGCGGAGATGGCCGAGGCGGAAACACTGCTACCCGAAAAGCTACGAACCACGGTCGTCTCCGTAAACAAGCGCCAGAAGGCCCCACTAGGAACGTTGGGCAAGTCTGGTAAGCCCGTGAAGTATATCCACGTGCCCGCACAGGAAACTGTCGTGCCGTGGCGTGCAAGTGGAAGTATCGAAGAATATCTCTACGTCGATCTTGGACTGCCGCAGCAGTTGCACGCCAAGACCAAGAAGCCCACCAGCGACAAGACAGCCCTTGAGAAGTTGGAGCGCCGTTGTCGTAGGGAGGGGAAGCTAGAGTTCGCGCAGCACATCGCCGCGATTCGCAAGCTGCGCCAGGCCAGCACGCTCATCAGTGGATTTCTTCAAGACGAAAAGGCGTCCGTGGGCCGCGTCAACGCACACTTCAATGTGCATGGCACCTCGTCTGGGCGTCTCTCGTCGAGTGACCCGAACCTCCAGAATCAGCCGGAAGCCGCCCGCTACATCTACGTGCCGTCGCACGCCGATTGGCAGCTATGTCAGTTCGACTATTCACAGGGTGAGAACCGCCTTACCGCGTTTTTTGCTAACGACCGTGAACGCCTGAACCGCCTAAGCGATCCGAAGTTCTCAGAGCACAAATGGAACGCCGCGCAGCTGTTCGACATGGACTACGCGGATGTCGTCAAGGACAACTCCAAGGACGCGCCTTACGGCAAAGCCAAGCGTGTCGGCCACGGCCTGAACTATGGCATGGGACCACAGAAAATCTCCAACCTATTCGATCTCGAACTCAAAGAGGTCAAAGACCTGGTGGCGAAGTGGAAAACTGTCAACCACGAAACCGTGGAGTGGCAGCAGCGCACCGCGAAGCAGGCGGAGTCCGACGGCTACCTGACGACTCCCTTTGGCCGCAAGCGTTGGTTCTACACACAGTCACTTTATACAGAATCTCTTAGCTTCGTCCCACAGAGCACGCTAGCGGATGTTATCTATCGCGCCATGATCGCCCTGATGTATGAGCGTATTAACTGGCCCCGCGAGAAGGCGGCGCTAATTGCCCGAGTGGTTGAGCCGCTCCCCAGGCCGGCCCGTCTACTTGTGCAGGTGCATGACTCACTCGTAATCGAGTGTCCACGCGCCCTGACTGATGACGTGGTGGAAGTTGTCCATCGCGTGATGACCCAGGGATGGCCCGAGCTTGGCGGTCTGAGTATCCCCGTCGAGTGCGAAGTCGCAGCGCCAGGTGAGTCATGGGGAGAGATGGAGCCCTACAAGCCGCTGGCAGTCGCAGCCTAATTCTATGAAGACCTTTCTAATCGCGGACACCCACTTAAATCACGCTAACATAGCCACCTACTGCGACCGCCCGAAGAATTTCACCGACATGATTATCAAGCGGTGGAACGAGAGGGTCACGGACGCGGACACAGTGATTCACCTTGGCGACGTGGCTATCGGCCCACGTCAGTCAGTCGAGTTCCAGATTCGTTCGCTACGCGGAACGAAGATTCTTGTTCGCGGCAACCACGATAGAAAGAGTTCGTGCTCGTGGTGGATGGACCACGGATTTCAATTCGCGTGCGACGGCTTGCGATTTGGAAACTGCTGGCTGACGCATGAGCCAGACACCAGCCGCGCGAGCGGATGCGAGCTAAACATTCACGGCCATCTGCACAACATCTGGGGCAAGCCGGTAGTCGCGGAGAACCAAAAGGCGTTCGTCTCGGCTACGCACTCAAAGCTAAACAACGACTGGCAGCGACTGTTCGCTATTGAGTACACCAATTACTACCCTATCGAGTTTGAGCACTTTGTGTCCCACCCGGACAAGTATCAAGCCCGAGGCCCCACACAGGATTCGTAGCCCAATTTTATCCCTGCAACATCGAGGAGCGTCATGCCCGAATCGTTTGATCCGAAGATGGAAATCCAGGTTACCCGCTACGAACTTTTCGACAGGATATGCTTCTATGCCCGGCTCGGGCCTACTAGAGAAGACCCCCTCGTATATGACACGGAACTAGTAAGCAAAGTATGGCCGTCCAATGAGATGCTGCTTGACCACCTATGGTCTGCCATAAAACCGAGGTTGCTGGAGCTCTACAAAGATTGGGACGCAACACACCCGCCAGTTTAGCAAAACCCAGTTGGCATTCCCGCACAGTAAATAGGAGCTCCGTCCCGCCCATGACGACTCCTGCCTGCAACTGTTGGAACCCGACTGGGTTTTGCTAATCCACACATTAGGAGGAACGAGATGGGATGGAAGGGAAGTGAGATGGACACCAGAAAACAGGCGAATATAACCGCACTCACAAACGCAACGTACGACAATATCGTTTGCTCAATGAGAGGAACGGCCAATAGTTTGCCCGGCCCCGTGTGGCCGGACATCCCCACCTTCATCGAAAGGTACAGGCCGTGCAAAGCCGGGATTAAGTATCTGATGACGAAGGCGACGCTGCTGGACGCCGTTAATGACTGTAAGGACATTGAGTTTCTGCGTTGGACAGTCGCCAAGCTAATAGAGTTCTACGCCGCCCGCTAGTCAGTAGTCTATATACGTCAACACCAACGCATTTGCGTTTTAGCCCCCTTTCCGCTAGTTGCAGGTAGTAGATGGGCCCGCAATAAATCCCCACAAATTTTAGGAGGAACGAAGTGGACTTAGCGAAGATTTATCCAGGAATGTTGCTGCACATTTGTACTACCGGAGAGGAGGGGATGGTTATTTCCACCTATGCCGTGGACAACGGTTATGGGGGCACTGTTTCACTCCGTGTCCCTAAGCAGACCCGTGACGGAATAAATCATGTTGAAGAGGTGTTGTATCCCTTCGAGGTCGAGACTCTCGAAGAGAATCTCCAGCGCACCATCGACGAGATGCGCCTGCGCACGCGGATCGCCAAGGCTGCCCAAGAGCAGGACGTGATGACGCTTGCCCCCACTGCCCTCAAGCCGACAATCCAGTGAACATCTCAAGTGATTCGTCTTTGCCAATCCCGAAGATTGAGAACAGGCATATCCGCTGTCTGAATGCAGGATGCCGTCGTTGTGCGCCCAAACGCGCTGCTAAGGCTCCCGCAAGTCCTGTGGAATCAGTAGGCGTAGAACCCGAAGTGGCCCTTCCTGAGAAAAAAGATCGTTCCTTGACCTCTCGCATGGAGCAATTCCGTGGCGCTCTCAGGTAGCGGCAGGAAGGCCAAAGGCTCCCGCCAGGAGAGGCGGACCATAGTTGCGCTTGAGGCTGCCGGTTACCACTGCACTAAAGCCGGGGGCTCACTTGGCGTCTGGGATGTCATAGCCATAGGCCCCAATGACATCCGGCTTGTGCAGGTGAAGTCGAACAGGCCGCCCGGCAAAGCAGAGATGGAGCGTATGCGCGCCTTTCAATCCCCGAGATGTTGTTGCACTAAAGAGTTGTGGATATGGATTGACCACCAACGTCTTCCAAAGATTATCCAGCTTCCCTTGATCCCACCCGAAACGAGGAGTTCAATTGGCGAAATCTAAATTGTGGGTAGCAGGTTACGACCTGCACTACCCGTTTATAAACAAACCAACCGTCGCAGCAATGTTCGACTTCCTAAAACGTAATCGCGTCGATGGATTCTTATTCGGAGGGGACCAGCTAGACAACCAGGAAATCAGCCATCACACGAAGAACAAGCCGTTCTACCGCGAAAGGCGTTCCTACCAGAAGAACACAATCGGATTTGACAAAGAGATTCTAAGGCCGCTTGAAACACTTATTCGGGACGCCGAGCGTGTTTGGATCGTCGGGAACCATGATTTTTGGGAGCACGAACTAATTGAGGAGCAGCCGGAACTCGAAGGCATCATCGACCGGCCCGAGAGTCTGAAGTTGGCGGAGCGCGGATGGGAAGTCATTCCGCTGGGCCACGCAAAGAAGCTCGGCAAGCTCTCTGCGATTCACGGCGAGATTCTGACCGGCATCGGCAATCAGGCGGGGATGTACCCCTCGCGCAAGGCCGTGGAGTTGTACGCGGGTAACGTTCTCGCGGGTCACACCCATGCGCCGCAGTCCTTCACGAAAGTCTCTCCGGTGCAGCACTCGAACAAGTGGCAGGGGCATATCGCCCCGATCCTCGGAGACCGCAATCCCGCGTACCTCAAGAACCGCCCGACAAGCTGGCTGAATGGGCTGACCATCATTGAGCTACAAGAGGGTGGGTACTTCAATCTTTATCCGGTGATTGTGAACAACGGAACTTTTTCGTTTGGAGGGGACCTCTATGGCAATCGGAAGTGACACAGCAGCACGCGCGGAGTTGGCTAGAACAGTTAAAACTGTCCTTGTTTTTTATCCATGTGGAACCGCAGCAACAGTATCGGAGGTTCCCGGTGGTGTAATTCCTTGGAGTTGTCCAGTGCACGAAGGCAACGTTATGGCTTGCCTAAAAGAGCGCCAACGTGGGTTTCAGAATGGCGGCTGGACCGTTGGACGGATGCTCGCGCTCGCCCTGCTCGTCTTGATCGCGCTTGCTGCGTTGGCGGTGGCTCTGTGAACTTCGGTAAGGGGTTTGCCTACACAATCGCTCTTTTTAGTTTTTGTGCGGCAGTTGGATATGCGTTTAAGCATGACTGGAGGATGGCTTGTTATTGGTTCTTTGCGTGTGCGTTGACACTCTCTCTGACTGTAGGTACCTAAGATGACAAAGCTGATAGGCCTCGGCTACAAAGCGCGCCAGGGAAAAACCACGGCTGCCAGTGCAATGCGTGAGTGCTGCCCCGAGGGGACAAAGGTGTTTGCGTTCGCGGACGAACTCAAGCGGTACTGTGCCGCGCATCATCTGGAGCTTCTCAGCTCCTACCCCACGGAACGTCCGTCGCGTCCATCCAAGGACGATCCAATCTACGGTCACTTGGACATTCTCCAATGGTTCGGGACTGACGTAATGAGGAAGAAAGATCCAGACTATTGGATCAAGAAGCTGGAGGAGCGTGTTGCGGAGAGTGGCGTAAAGTACGCAATCGTGGATGACGTTCGCTACCCGAACGAAGCTGCGTTCATTAAGAGCGGCGGAGGTACGGTAATCCTCGTTGAGCGTATGCACTCGTGGAGTCACCCCGATACGAAGCTCGCCGGGCAGCAGTTCATCGACCCCAACCGCGATCCGAAGCACGAATCAGAGATTGCCCTAGATGGCTACGATGGCTGGGGAGCACGAATCCAACTTGCGGACGGCCATGTAGACGCCCTACGCGAACAGGCCAGGCGACTCTTCTGGGCCATCACGGGCGAGAGGCCGCTGTGACCATCACACGCAATCGCGCACGCTGCCGAAAGTGCGACACTATCATCGAATCGTTTTCAGTCCACGATTTCAAATACTGCAAGTGCAGGGCGATCTTCGTTGATGGTGGTCGTGAGTATGCACGCCGTGGAGGAGAACTAGAAAACTGCGAGGAGCTGTCTGAAGGTAACGGTGACGTGGAGCTCTTAAAGAATCCCGGTAGTTACGAGCCGCCACACAGTGAACACCCCCGCCAGATTCCATGCACGCAAGATATTCCCGCGCCGGACGACGACGCAACCGGATACAAATAAAAAAGCCCTCCAGTTCGGAGGGCGAGGAGACGGGGTGATGGATATGGTGTGGTATATGCTTTTCGGTTTGGGGGTCTTTCTGCTTTTATTTCTCCCGGCAATTATCAAGAATATCAAAGACCAGTTTTAACTGCCTCGGATGTATCCGCTTGGGCGGCTCCATCGGGAACGTTCGGCTGTGGACAAGCTCCATCCCGAGCGGCTTCAGGCGTTTGAAGTTCCGCACGAATCGATGCGGGGTGAGCCAGGGAATCTCCAGCTTCCACGACACGTGACGTTTGAAGCGCATCAGGATTGCGCAGCTATGTCGGCCTGCGCGCCATACACGTCCGTCATACAATTCCACCACATGATCCTGTAGCAACGGATCGTCAGCAATTCTAGCCCACGCTTTCTTCAGACCCTCTACCGTCAAGCGGTAGGGACGATGCTCTGAGGGGGTGCGGGCTATTTGTGTTTCTACAGCCCCCCGACGGAGCATGAATTCCCAGAAGCCCCGAACAGCGGTGCACTGCACCTTGAAGGTTGCGTTGCCGACCTTCTGCGCGCGTAGGTACGCGCAGTAGTCCGCGAAGTTGGTGCGGTCAAACTGACGCGGTTTGGTCAGCTTGGGATTCTGATCGAGGAACTCTTGGATGTGGTGGGAGTAAGTTTGTGGCGTATCGCCCCGCATAACGCGGGACAGGTAGGCGTCATACTTGCCTTGCCAGGATTGAAGTTCAGTGAGTTGTTTGGGCATTAGTGGGAGTGCGCCAGCACCTTAATCTCGTCTGAGATCTTCTGCTGTTGGGCGAGCGGTAGGTTGTCCATCTGGTCCATCTTGTCCACGATGAGTGGGAGAAG